CATGGACCGGGTCTTCTGGACCAAGACCTTGCTCCCCAAGATGTTGCTCTTTGAGAACATCGTCTGGTCCCAGTTTCTCTCGAAACTCGCCGGTCCGGAGATCTGGGCCGAGTTCGACCGTACCGCCATTGATGCCCTGAAGGAGGATCTGGCAACCCTTCTGGAAACCAGTCAGAAGTTTTGGGGCATGGGTGTCCCTTTTAACACCATCAACGAAACCTTGGGGCTCGGTTTTCCCAAAATCGAGGGTGGAGACAGCGGATATCTGCCGTTCAACCTGGTGCCGGTGGGAGCTGCAACTCCGCCGGCGCCGCCTGCCGCCGCACCCGCACCACCGGAGAAGGCGGCCTTGTTGCCCCCTTTCAAGGCCGCCTCTCTCCAACTCCCGGCCCCGGCTAAGCGTGACGCCAAGAGCTACTGGCAGCATTACAACAAGCTGCGCACCGCCCTGGAGGAGAAGTTCCAGAGCAAGATCAAGCGCTATTTCTTCGAGCAGCGCAAGCTCCAGTTGCAGCTCCTGACCGACAAGCTGGGCGGCAAAGCCCTGTTTAACCAGGTCAACACGACCAAAAAGATTGATCCCGACGACCTCCTGTTCGACCTGGACGAAGCCAACAGCAAATTGAAAAAGGTGGCCTGGCCCCTCTACCTGAACATCGGCCAGGAAGCGGGGCAGGCCCTTTATGCCGAGCTGGGAGCCGACCCGAGCGATTTCGTCATCCAGGACAGCGCCGCCCTTAAGGTGCTCAAGACCAAGCTAATCAAGGTGGTGGAGATCAACGACCTCACCCGGGAGATGCTTCGGAAAACGCTCGCTGAGGGGTTGGCGAATACGGAGTCCGTGAGCGAGTTGCAGCAGCGGGTACGGGACACCTTCAATTTTACCGAGGCCCGGAGCCTCACCATTGCCCGCACGGAAACGGGCCAGTCCATGGGGGCGGCCCGGGATGCGGCCATGGACCAGTTGAAGGTGGAAAAGATCGAATGGGGCACCGCCGGGGACGGGGAGGTGCGGGAAACCCATACGCTCAATGCGTCCCTGGGGCCGATAAAGCGGGGCGAGCTTTTCCCCAATGGCTGCGCTTACCCCTGTGACCCGGCCGGAGCGGCGGAAGAAGTGATCAACTGCCGGTGTGTGGGTATTCCCGTTTTTGAGAAGGATTGAGGCCATGGCCACCAAGCTGGGCGTCAAGTTTTCACCACGGGTTTTGGAGATGCTGGTTCGTGTCGGTGCCAGAGTTACCGGTAGCCATGACTTTGCGGCCCGGCTGACAGAGAACGGCATTCCGGAGAATTACCACCTGGTGAACAGTGGCGTGAACCGGGAAACCGGAGAATTTTTTCTGATCTTTGCCGAGCACCACAAAAAGGCCCCGGGCCCGGTGGCATGGCAGGCCCCGGTCTACGAAAAGGAGGATGGCGATGCAATTGATTCATAAGGCTCTAGATTTTCAAGTCCGGCAGGTCGGCAACCCCGAGTACCGAATCCTGGAGTTCATCGGTTCCACTGCCGCGGTGGATCGCTACGGCGACATCATCGAACCGGCCGGGTGGGATCTGAAGAACTACAAGAAAAACCCGGTTTTCCTCTGGGGGCACAATTATTCGATGCCTCCCATCGGCAAGGCGGTAAGCGTCAAGGTCACCGATGACGCCCTGGTCTTCCAAATCCAGTTTGCCACCGCCGAGGAATATGCTTTTGCGGACACGATTTACCGGCTCTACCTGGGCGGCTTCCTCAAGGCGACCAGCGTGGGCTTCCAGGACCTGGAGCGGGAACCGATCATCGACAAGAAGAACGAAGGCCGGCAGACCGGCTGGCATTTCCTCAAGCAAGAGCTTTACGAACTGAGCGGCGTGACGGTCCCGGCCAACCCCGACGCCATTATGATGGCGGTCCAAAAGGGAATTATCACCCAGGAGGAGGCGGCTGGCTTCCCCAAGGAAGCTCCCTCGGATCCTCCCTTAAGCGATATCGACCAGAGGCTGGCCAAGCTGGGTCTCGAACCGTCCAGCGACCAAACCATCTCAGCCCTCTGCGATATGGTGGAACAACTTCAGGAGCGCCTGGCCGAGCCCCCCGGCATCGGCCTCAATCTCACCCTCTCCGATGAGCAGACGGCCCTACTGCAGGCTGCGGTGGAGGCTGCCATTGTCAAGGCCGGCGCCGTTTTAAATGCCAAGAACAAGGAGGCCCTGACCCAGGCCCGGGACCTGATCAGCCAGGTCCTGGCCGCGGCCGAAGGCTCCTCCTCCGAAGGCCTTGCCGCCACCCCTAACCAAAGCATCTACTCTCTCGCGTTGAACCCCGGCCAAGAGCCTCATGGGGGGAGACCAGCGGGGGATTCTGTCAATCTGGCTGAAATCTTGGCAGGCACCAAAGAATTGCACCAGCTTACCTGCCCGTCCAATGCGGGCTAAGGAGCGAGATCATGCCGAATACAGCACTTGCGGAACAGATCAAAACCATGCTGGAGGAAGTCAAGGGCCAGCTCGAAACTAAAACCGAGGACGGCCAGGTCATTAAGCTGCTCGACGTCTTCAAAATGTTCCCGGCTCTCCAGGAGAAACACACTTCCCTGGAAAAGCGCCTGGAGGAGTTCGAGAAGCAGGCCAAAAGCCGCAAATGGGCCACCGGCCTTGCCGGCTTGGAACTGGAACTGGAAAAGAACAAATTTTCCCTGTGCCGGGCGATTCATGCCATGCGCATCAATAACTGGGACAAGGCCCAGTTCGAGGCCGATGTCTTCCGGCAGACCCGGGCCCTGTCCACTGGTGACGACAGCGAAGGCGGCTACCTGGTGCCCGCCCAGGCTATGCCGGAGTTCATCGAAATGTTCCGGGCCGAGGCGGTTTGCATCCGCATGGGGGCCCGGGTCATCGACGGCCTCACCGGGGCCCCGGTGACCTTCACTCGCCAGACCGGCGGGGCCACCGCTTACTGGGTCGGCGAAAACAAAGAGATCACCGAGAGCGCCCTTAAGGTCGGCGAACTCAAGATGATCCCTAAAAAGGTGGCGGCCCTGACCAAGCTGAGCAACGAGCTGGTGCGCATGTCCAATCCCGGCGCCGAGTCCATGGTGCGCCAGGACTTCGCCATCGCCCTGGGCCTGGCCATCGACCTGGCGACCTTACGCGGTTCCGGCTCCGAGAACCAGCCCCTGGGGATCGCCAACACCCCGAACATCAATGCTGTGATCCTGGGCGACAACGGCGGCCTGCCGGATTTCGATACCTTCACCGACATGGAATATGAGGTAAGCGTGAATAACGCCCTCCGGGGCAACCTGGGATTCGTGTTCCATCCGGCGATTCGCCGCCTCCTCAAGAAGCTGAAGATCAAGCAGTTTACCGGTGACACCTCCGGTGAATACGTCATCGCTCCCTTCAGCGATGCTCAGCTCGAATCCTACCTGGGCTACAGGTTCGGCATGACCACGCAAATCCCCATCAACCTGACCAAGGGCAGCGCCACCAACTGCAGCGAGCTTTATTTCGGCAACTGGGCCGAGGTGCTCATCGGCCAGTGGCTGGGGTTTGAAATCCTGGCCTCCAACGAGGCGGGAACCGCCTTCGCCAGCGACCAGACCTGGGTCCGCATCATTTCCCAGGTGGACATCGCCCTGCGCCATGCCCAGAGCATGTGCCTGTGCAGCGACGCCAAGATCGCTGCTTAACCTGATCACCGCCTAGGGGCCGGGACTGAAGATCGGCCAACCCCGGCCCCGCTTATAAGGAGAACGACCATGAAAGGCAACGAGAACATCAAGCACCCTATCGGGATCGACCCTCAGGAGATCACCGGCGCCGCGGCCCCCGGGACCACCGTTGAAGGTCCGGCGGTTGATTGTCGGGGCTTCGAGGAGGGCCTGGTGACCCTGCAACACGGGGCCGTCTCTGACGGCGGCACCCTAAGCTGTAAGGTGCAGGAATCCGACACCGATGTCGACCAAGACTTCGATGACATCGAAGATGCGGCCTTCGCCGATGTAGCCGGCGGCGCCCTGGTAACTTCCGGGGTCTATGTGGGCCGCCTCAACCTGGCAGGCCGGAAGCGGTATATCCGGGTGGTGGCCACGCTCGTCGGGGCCGCCGAAACCGCCCTGGTTTCTGCCCTGGTGACCCTGCATCAGGCGAGGGAGTTGCCGGTTTCCCAGGTTAACACCCTGGCCTTTAACCTGAGCTGAGCCATGACCTTATATCGGGTCAGAAAAGGCTATGTGGTCCACCTGGGGAATAGACAGACCTTATCCCCTGGGACCGTCTTTGAGCCTGATCAAAAGGTCCTGGATAGTCAGAGCTGGAAAATCGAACCGGTAAAGGAGGCCGAACCGGTGCAAGAGGAACCGAAACCGGCAACCAAGGACGTGGAGGCTCCGCCTCGGGACCGCATGATCAAGAAGCCTCCGGTGAAAAAGTAATCGCGAGAGGAAGCCGTGAACCTGACTACCCTGGAAAGCGTCATCCGACTGCTGGCGGTTGCATCTGATGAGATGGACGCCGACACGCAGGCCCAACTCGAAGCCAAGATCGCCGAGGTTTCGGCCCGGGCCGCGTCCTTTTGCAATCGGATTTTCCAGCGGGAGGAGAGGATTTCATATCATGACGGCGGGGGGCGTTACCTGTACCTGAATGAACCGCCGGTTCAGGGGATTACCGAGGTCCTCTATTCCTATTCCTGGGAGTGGGATTCGGCCACGGTTTACGGCCCCTCGGATTATGCCCTGGTCAACCCGAAAGCCGGGATGGTGGGGTTCAAGTGGGGCTTGTGGCCGGAAGGGGCCAAGGCCCTGCGGGTGAAATCCACCGGCGGGTATGATCCGGCCGCGGCGGAAGGAGAGGGTCTTCCTGAAGGCTATGTACCGATCCCGGGGGACCTGGAGGGCGCCGTCTGCCAGCAGGTCGTCTATGAATGGCGCCGGCGCAATGATGTCGGGATCAGGTCGGTGTCCTTGCCGGATGGCACAATCAACAAGATGGACGTGGGCGAGTGGCTGGAGTCGGTGGAGAAAACCCTTAAACGGTATCGGATAAGACCCGGCTGATGGCTCCCAAAGATCCCATTATCTCTCTGGAGAAGATCGAACAGGCGATTATCGCCAAGGCGATCCAGGCGGTCAACGCCACCGGGAAGAGGATCGAGGAGAAGTTGCTCCGGGAACATATGTCCGGACCCGGGGACAATTCTCTGGCCAGGCGCACTGGTACCGCGGCCCGTTCCATACATCTGGAGCCGGCCGCGCTGGAAGCCGGCGGCACCCTGGTAGCAGCCAAGCTCTATTCCGGGGTGATTTATGCCAAGGTCCATTTCGGCCCCCGGGGCAGCGAAGTGACCATCACCCCGGTTAAGGCCAAGATGCTGGCTATTCCCTTGGCCGCGGCCAAGACCGGGGCCGGGGTGGCCCGGGGCGGGCCTACTTCGGGTATCTGGGGGCCTACCAAGTGCTTCCGGAGCAAGGCCGGCAACCTGATTATCTGGGGCTACAAAACCGGCAAGGCGGATATGGGAACGCGACAAAAGACGGTCACTGGCGGCCAGGGCAACGCGGTCAGCCTCTCTTATGCCAAGAAGGCCATGAAAGAAGGGGAGCTAATCCCCCTCTTCGTCCTTAAGGACTCCGTGGTCATCAAGCGCCGGATCGACCCCAAGGTGGATTTGGTTCAATGGGCCAAGCCCATTTTAACCCAGGAAATTAAAAAGGCCGGGCTTCTCAAAGCCGGATAAACGCCATGGCGGACACCGTTAAAACTCAAGTGATGAAGGCCCTGGAAACCGTCCTGAGAGCCGGGGTCCCGGAGGTCAAGACGGTGGCCCGGCGGGAGCCGGTGGGGACGGACCTGGATAAAGTCAGTCTCCCGGTCCTTTATCTTTATGAAGACGATGAAAGCGGAGCCAGGCACAACCGGCTGAGGTGGGGAATTATCCGGGTGGAGATGGCGGTTTTCGTCCGACTTGTCCCCAGGAGCAAAGACCCAGGCTTCCAGGCCTTTTACGACCTGGCGGATACCATCGCCGGTCGGGTTTACATGGTGATCCAGTCGAGCCCGGGCCTTAAGGGCCTGGTGATCCAGGCCGTGGAAGACCCCAGGCGCAAGGCCATAGGCAACGAAACCTTTGGGGAATTGGTCCTGAGATATCGCATCACTTACGGGCACGCCGCGGGCGATGCCTTCACTACGCAAATCACTTAAGGAGGTATGCCGCGATGCAAGCGCCCAACGTTGAAAATATATTTCTGGCTGGCGGGATCATTTTCTTTTTCGATCCGGGCACGGGTGAAAGAGACCTGGGTCTGATCGAAGAGCCCCCGGACGTGGAGCCCAAATCTTCTGAGATCAAGGTTTTCAGCAACCGTTCCGGCCAGCGCCGGCTGGTCAAGACCTTCAGCACCGAGGAAGAGGTCATTTGGAACTTCAAACTCCAGGAACTGGTGGCCGCCAATATACAGGCCTTTTTCAAGGGAGGCCCCCTTGAAATCGTGGGGGCCGGCAGCGCCGCAATGTTAGACCAGAAGCTTAGCCTGAACGGCCAGTTGCCTGTCTCCATCGGCAAATACGGCATCTCGGCGGTGACGGTGCGCCAGTTCCTGAATAAGTGTCTGGTATACGACGGGGCCGCCTATACGGACCTTTCGGCGGAAGCCGACAGCCTGGCCGGGACGCCCTTCGATCTCCTGGCTGGGGCCGACGATTTCGTCTATTTCGGCAAGGCCACCAAATTCAAAGAGCTTTACCTGGACCTGGCGGTGAACGGCAACTACACCGGGGTCGTCTGGGAATATTGGGCCGGTTCGGCCTGGCAGCCCCTGGTGACCGGTGGGGCCGGCCATAGCCTGAATGCCGATGGCAAGGTCAACTGGACCATTCCGGCCGATTGGGCCACCACCATCGTCAACAGCTCCGATCCCC